GGTGGCGCACATGAAAAAGATAATTCAACACGCGATAAATAACAATTGTCAAGTCTGTATTGACGCCGAAGATATCCTTTATTCACGAGAATCATATGATATGATGCATGAATTCAATCGTCATAAACCACATGTATTTAAAACATATCAAATGTATCGTAGCGCTGCCCTCAAAGAACTTGAAATGGATCTTCTCGCCGCTGAGAGACATGGTATTAATTTGGGTGTGAAATTGGTGAGGGGTGCTTATCTTGGTAAACAGGTTGGTCTTTTACCAAATAAATTGGAAGTTGATAAATCATTTCGCGAGGGTCTCAATATGTCTCTGGGTGCGAGTGAAAATGTACACACCCTATTGGCGACACATAATTCTGAAGATATCAAATTTGCACGATGTACTCCACATAGAAGATACAAAGTTGCACAACTTTTAGGTATGGGTGAGGATTTTCCAGATTATAGATATGTGCCATTTGGCTCCTTAAGTGAACTTACACCGTATTTATTAAGAAGATTTGTAGAGAGACTTAAATGGTCTTAAAAATATCTTCCAATAGATATTTAATGGTGCAGACTCTCAAGAAATTTGGGTATTGGTCACCTGAACCAGCACCCATTCGTAGAAAACTTCAAATTGTCGCAGCCCAAAGAAGTGAAGAAATCAATTATGAACGGAAGAAGTCTGAAATCACTCGTGTCGCACTTCAACAGATGTACGAGGCACCCTCTTTGAGAGAACCTAAAAAAATTACAGTGAGGCAGATGCGTCTCAAGATGATTCTTCACGAAGCTCTTGACTTGGCGCACTCTATTTGTGAAGACCAAAACGCACAAGAGTGTCTATGGGCGTGGGAAATGGTTGACGAAATTGATGATGCGGCGACACGAGCCGGTGTCAGGTATCAATAATTTTTGTTAGTGTATATTAAATGGAGTACGAAAAGCTCAAAGAAAAGGTCAAGAAGCTTGGCTTCAGGGTGACAAAGGATGTCAAGGGTAAACGCACAAAACTTTCAAAGAAAGAGCTCATGGCGAAGTTGCCCAAAAAGGCTAAAGCTGAACCATCCCTTGAAAATCAAGCGAAGAGTGCCAAGAAGTTTATCAAAGTGTGTAAAATGGTCCTTAAGGAGGCTGGTCCAAATGCACCAAGAGTACAACGTGTTGCCCAGCCAGTACGTATGTCACCAAGACGTGCGACCATGCCACCTCCACCTCCACCACCACGAGCTGCTCTCCTCGCAGACCTTAAGGCTAACCTAAAGAGACGAGGTCTCACAAAGAATGATTAGGCTTTATAGAATTTTAAACTTTTAATTGGAGTTTTAAGGCATCGCATATTTTGAGGTCCGTTATATGTCATTTTTACGCCAGTGAGCCCATTCTTATCATATGTGTCTACTTTATATCCACTTGTGATAATGAATGATTTAAAACCACCATCCATATCAATTGTAGTTTCATCTTCCATAGTCTTTGGAAGTGATTCATCTATCACTTGAAGTACACCATCTTCCTTATAATCACATTCATAGAACATATGAAGTCCTGGTGTTTTTGCGAAGGTTTTCTGTCTTTGTATAGCAGCTTCCTCCAACTGTGATTTTTTCATTTCATTATATGCCAGGTATCCTCCACCAAGCATGGAAGATACACAACACAATCCTAAAACGATTGCGGCCATTTAGTATTATCATACAAATTTAATTCCAAATCTCTTTGCCATAAACCTTTGTACCCCTGGAATCGTTGGTTGACTCCAGAGATACCAACGCGACCAAAACCCTGCACCCCCAATACCACTTAATTTCCAATCTTCTTTGTCACTTTTGTCTATGTTACGCATCATTCTGTGTATCATTGCCGGCTGGCGTTCAGCCACAATACGTTTTGGAATTTGACCACCATGTCTGAGGACATACGAGCGCATTCGTGAAGGATTCTTGTGTTTGGTGTAGTCGGAATATCCACTGGCACCAAAGTCAACAGTCCTACCGTCTTCTAATACAGCCCTAAACTTCTTCTTCCTGTTAGGGCTGCGAATAATCTTGACGCGCATACTTACATTTTACAAAGATAATTTACATGCAGCTCTTGCAACTGTACTCCTCCTTCTTGGGGAGGAAAAAGAGGCTCTCAGGGCCACGCTTCACACGGTACATGTGGTCATAGATGTGCAGGAGCGCCACAGTGAGGGCGAGGCTCGAGACGACAACACCATTCATCTTACGGGATGTGTAGGCGTAGAGGGCAATGGTCACACCAAGGGTAATCTGAACAATAGTCAACTTAGGGAGTGCAGGCATGGTGAAGCGCTTCTCGACGGTGTCAACCTCTTCGGTGGGCTCGGGGGCGGCGTACTCGGAACGTTTACCGTAAACAGGCATTTTTATTATCTACCAAGAAATTAATGTGGCCTCTCATCTTGGTTCCAGTGGGTCTAGTACTTCACGACTACCTGAAGGCACCCATAGACCGCCTGTACTTTAACAACCCAAGGCGTATCCTGGTGGGTATGCAAAACGCACTGACTGACATACTCAGTGTTGTGAGTACACCTGAACCACCTGGTCTTTGGCTCATTAAGGTACATTATGAGAAGATACGTGAAGAATTTAGGAGAGTCTCACCAAGTCTGAAGCGACATCTCTTCCATGAGGCTGACGCATGGTTCGATAAGAATGATGGGTACTACTTCTACAAGGTTGAGGATTTCCCAGTGCTAAAAAGTCTCATCGACCAGATTCCCTCAATCCACAAAGAGACTGCCATGTTTGCTGTAGCAGATGGACCAATGGTCATTCCACCACATCGTGCTGAATCAAATTGGCTTTTACGCTATCATCTTACTATAGAGAGTGGTGGTGATTGCACACTCTATACTACGAAGGGGGCACACGAACATCGTGACGGTGAAGATTTCCTCTTTGACCACGGCAAATATCATGAGGTTGTCAAGAGGGGTACAGAGAGGAGGGTTGTCCTCATTTTAGATGTCTATAGGTGTTTCTGACAAACGGCAACATACATATCACTCCCACCGATGAGTTCGAGTTCTCGGTCTTCTACAATTCTCTTTGTAAATGGACCAGGGGTCTCATGTCGACAATACTTACACAGTGCTGATAACTTTGTAACTTCACTCGCTAGGGGGATACAATCAAGAAGTTCCCCCCACTTTCTCTGAAACGCATCACCGTCTAGACCTGCTATGATTACGTCCTTACCCATATCCATACACGTGACGATAAAATGTTTAAGATCGGGATAAAACTGTGCTTCATCAATTGCAACGACATCGGCATCCTCAAAATCACACTTTCCCAGTAACTCATACAATTTGAATACCTTGTGACAATCAAACTTCACATTATCATGGGTTTTGAGGACTTCATCAGGGGATCGTGTATCTTTTCCAGAATTGACAACTACAATCTGTTTACCTAGAACCTTGAGTCGCTTCAACCTTCGAATAAGTTCTGAAGTTTTCCCAGAGAACATATTTCCCATGATAATTGAGAGACCCATCCTGACTTATTAAAATAATGTTGTATTTTTTATATGGGTGATTTCATTCGGGCAACTTTCGAGGGGTACACGGGGTACTACAATCCTAACTCGGGGCGCGTGAAATTGGCCAATCGCCTATTTCCCGATATAAAGACGGCGGTAAAATATCTCGGCAAAAGGTAAGATGCCTCTCAGCGATGCAGCCATCACCAAGAAGGTTGGACAACTGCGTAAATCCGAAGGTAAGATCTACGCACCCCTTAAATATTTCAGGGGGCTTACAACTCTCGGAGAAGTCGAGACACGCTATAAGAAAATGCTCAAGCGAGACTACAGGGGATTCATCACAGACAAGGGACAAAAGACAAAAACTTCCTCCTACACCCAAAAGTTTAGGAAAATGTATCCGGGAGCCAAAACCCTGCTTGAAATTGCTAAGGCTACTAAAATTCCTCTAAAGACCGTGAAGAC